TGATGGTTTTCTGACGCATCTTTTTCACAAACGCATCCAAGACCTTGTGCCCGTGATCCAGATCGCCACCACCGATATGTACAACATCTTCTGGCGGAATGACATACTCCCCGCCAGCGGCTACAATCGGCACCCCACTGGTCGCGCCGCCTTCGGCAAAGTTAAAGAACTTTCCAACTTTGCTTTGGCCTTGATCGTCTTTCTTAAAGGCATTGCCCGCTGTAGCGCCGACGATAGGCCCAAGACCCGTAATAATTCCCAATCCAGCGCCAACCAACCCAGCATTCCTGTTCAGCCAAGTGCCTTCGGGTGCTGCGGCGGTTCCCGCGGCTGGTGCGGGTGCGGCAACACCGCTTGGTGCCGGGGTGAACAGTGATCCACCTTTGCCGCCACCGTTGACGCGGTCAAGCCAGCTATTGTAGCCGTTGGTCTTGCCCATGAGGACATCACCAAAGGCGGGTCTGTCGCCCCTAGCCCCCATGCCGCCACCGTCAAACATGTCGCCAAGGTTTGTGTAGCCAGCGCCCTTGCCGCCACCGTTGATCATGTCCCACAGGCCAGTGTAGCGGTCGGCTTGCGCTGGTGCCATATCGGCGGGACGCGCTTGGGGGCGAGGGCGAGAATTGCCACCATCTGTCTGGCGGGCATTTGAATAATTAGGCGCGGGCTGGGGGCGATCAGCCGCCTTGGCAATCTGGTTTGCCGTTCCAGCGGCCATGTTGGATTGATGACCAGACTTAAGCTGTGCGCCGGACGAAGTGGTGTCGCCGCCATCGTAATACCCAAGGCGACCACCTTCAGCCTTGCTGTACGGCAGGCCGCTTTCGCCGTACGGCGTACCCTTGGTGATGTCGCGGGTGTGGCGGCTGAAGATGTGCTTGGCGACCTTGAAGCCCGCCATGCTGTTGCCTTCGCCCATTGCCGAGATGATGTCGGCTGGGATGACGTAGGAGCCGGAGGCAACGTGCATCGGCAGGTGGTCCGTGCGGCCCGCCACAGAGCTGTGGATGGCACCTTCGTGGACCTTGCCCCCTGTGGCGCGGGCGGTGCGAAGTGCTGCCGCCACGGCCTGCTTTTGGGGGTGGCCAGAGGCAACCATCTCAGAGATGTTCTTAGAGATGGTTTCTTGGGATGAACCCTTTTTCAACGGCATTTCGTTATCCTTCCGAGTAAGACACGACAAGGGTCATACCCGTGCCGGGGACCACTACCAGTCCGCTGTTGTAGGGCATGTTGATGACCGAAACGCCTTGAACGTTGTCAACAACTGCAAGGGCATTGATCAGGGATGTTGTCAGGCTGCTGTCGTAGATCATGGCATCGGTTGATCCCGCCACCACCACGCTCACCGAAGCCAAGCGACCCTGCCCCGCTGCAACCAAAGTGGTAGTTGTCATGGTTGCGGATCGCTTGGCCCCCTGAACCTTCACATAGGTTTGGGCTGCCGTATTGAGCGCCACGGCGATGTTCTTGGCAGCCGTAAGAATGTCTGAGAGCGATGACATCAGAATTTCCCATCTGGTTGGTAGCGGTATCGGATGTTTCCAAGCCGCCAGAAGGAGTTCAGGTCGTTGCTTTCGACCTTGATGGACACAAGCCGTGCGCGAAGGCGCGGCGTTACAAAATCTGTCCCCTGCGTGACCGTGTAGGCATATTCCCGTGGCGTATCGCCGGGGTAGTCTGCCGTGTAGAAGGTGATCGTGACCGTGGCGTTCTGCGATTGATCGTACAGGCCCCACTTCATATCCGGCCAGACTTGGTCAATGAACGTCTTCAGGTCGCCATCCTGCACCGCAAAGTAGCCCGTTTGGAACCAAGCGTTCATGGGCAGGTCATCGGCGTTGTTCGAGGTTTCGTGCTGGTAGATGTTGTAATCGCCACCAGCGCCAATGGGTGGCCCAAAGACGCTCTGGTCGATCCATGCGGTGCGGGTCAGCGTTCCATAGTCCCATTGGTTCAGCAGGGTGTTGTACTTGGCGTAGCGGGAGGGTACGCCATTGGACCCAATGGTGGGGTAATACCATGTGATCTCGCCAAAGCGCGAGTTTGGGGCGCAGCGGATGTTTTCCCAGTTGTCCTGATCGGGGTCGATGTCTTGGAAGATCACATCCCAGATCGGGCACGGCAGGGTTTCCACGCCCGCGCCTGACAGCTTGAAGAACTGGCTTTGGCTCATCCAGTAAACCTCGCCGGACAACGTCCCAGCGGCGTGGCGACCGATCAGGCCGCAGCCCGATGCAATCTCGTTGAACGAATAGATCAGTGGCAAGTTGATGTACTGCATCGACCACAGGGCAAGGTCAGTCCACAGCAAGCCTTGTTGCGGTCCCTGAATGCCACCAACGATCTTGGACCCTTTGGGGATGCGGAACGATCCGGCTTGGTTGGTGACCGTGCCCACCCAATCGGTGAAGTTGCTGACATCGCACCACCGCACCAGCATGGGGTCTTGGAAGCCCGTAAACGTTGAGCCATAGGCCACGATCTGACGTTCTGGCATGGCAACAAACATGCCCTCGTTGACCAGTGGCGCGTTTGGCATGACAGCCGCACGACCCGTGGTTTGGGCAGGGTTCCAGAAGAAAATCTCGCCACCATGTGGGGACGCCACCAAGTATTCACCCCAGTTGTCCAGCGCCCAGTCCGTTGACGTGGGATCGGGCATCACAAAGGCCCAAGTGATCACGTTAAACGTGGTGCCAGATGGAACGCCCGTGAAAGTGAATGTGCTGTTGGTGGGGCCAGCGGTGGCCGAAGTGACCGTAAAAGCGTTCGGCGTTGGGCTTGCCGTGTCTTTAATGATCGTGCCCGGCGTGACGTAAACCACCGTGCTGGGAATTGTGACCGTGGTGACAACGCCAACGGTGCTGACCGTGGTGCCAGCGTATTGCCGCCCAATGGCGAGGGTCGAACTGACAAGGCCATACCCACCGAAGCCATAACCCCCCGCGCCATAGCCTGTCGGCGGGTTTGCTTGCTGGCCGATGTAATAGATGACCTGTGCTTTGCCGCCATTCATAAAGACGGTTTCGGCAGTTGTGGGGGCGCTTGAGGCAGCGATGGTAAACGTGTTTACGGTTGGAACCGATGCGACAAGGTAGTTGCCATAGAGCGTGACGCCACCTACCACCGTTGAAACCTGAACAGGGAAAGTGGACCCAACCGCATAGTTGTGGTTCGGCAAGGTGACCGTGATGGTCGGGGTTGCGGGCGACGATGTGGATGTGAAGCTGGGCACCACGCCGCCGCTGGCCGAAGACGCGATAAACGTGCCACTGGATGCACTGCCAAGGTTGGTTGCCGTGGAGAACGTGAACGTCCCAGACGAAGATGTCAGGACGGTGTACGGGCCAGCAAAGGAACCAGCGCCCGTGAAGACAACTGTGGCCCCAACAGCAACCGTGGTGCCCGTGGGGTGCGTTACCGTGACCGTGTAGGGGCCGACACCAGTGGTTGCTATGGTGGTGACCGAGAACGTGTTGTCGGCAACATCTGGAACGCCGATGACGTTTGTGGCAAAAATATTGTAGCTGTTTGCGCTGTCTGCCGGATTTGCCGTGCAGGAATAGTATCCGAACAGAATGATGCCATTTACGCTGATCGGCGTCTGGATGTAGACTGAGTCGTACGATGAAACGTTTGACCCGCTGTCGGTGACCAGAACCTGCGAACTGGCGTAGGTTGTCTTCATGTCTACGGTCAGGCTTGTCGTGTAATACATGGGCGACAAGTTGGTCGCTGGGTTGCCGCTTTCGCTGGCGTACAGGGAATTGTCCGTGCCGATCCCAAGATATTGGTGGGTGCTGGTGTCCGACCAAGCGTGAAGGGCGCGAACGGTCGAGTTCCACGATGTGGTGTTGATGAACTTTGTCCATCCGCCAAGCTTTTGCGGCAAGCCCTGACCCTGCCGATCCGGCAAAAAGCGGATCAGGTTGCTGTCCCAAATCGCGGCCTCGTTCAAGGCTTCGGTGCGGTTCTGGTCAACGCCGGGTATAAGTTTCAGGCTTGCATGGGGCATCTGTTAGCCTCGCGTTGGGCTGGCAACGGTTGCCGGACCTTGGGACGACCATGCCGCACTTTCAAACTTCTTGCGGGCCTCTTCAACGCCAGCCGACTTCAGCAGCAACTGGTACTGGTTCTCGTAGCTCTGCGCCATCTGTGGGTCGTCGCTCTCTTTACCGAAGTTGCGCTGGTAGGCCGAGATGTAGATCATTGACGCCATCACCAGCAGGTCGGGCAGATACTGGCTGATGAAGGTTGTGGGCACCGATACTGACAGGGATGCAGGGCGGATCGTGCCAACCACTTCAACGTAATAGTCAATTGCGGGGACAGGCCCCACATAGAACAGCGTCTCGTTAAACGGCACAAAATACTTGGGCTGGGCACGGTTGGCTGCCAATGATGATCCGTAAACCGCATCCAAGAACTCTTTGGTCGTCGGCATCAGCGGAACGCGGGTTCCGGTGTCTGGGTCGGTAGCCGTGGTTGCATTCAAGATCAAGTTGATCTGTTCGCTGACCACAAAGGACGTTCCATCGCCCAAGTCTTGCGAGAAAGACAGGTTGCGATTGCCTGCATTTAGCTTGTACCCCAGCCCGTGCAAAGACACGGACGTGAAGATCAGGTCCAGATCGCGGCAGATGCGAAGGCTGGCATAGTCGATCATCATGGGGAGGATGGCCAAGAAGTTTGGGTCATCCTCCGCCACGACCGCCATCTGCGCGATCTGCGTCTTGTATGTGGTGTAAGTCAAGCCAGCCATGCCGTCACCCCTGTGTCTGCGATGACCTTACATCATCCGAGCAGTTTAGCCAATGTCTTAGGTCCGACGATGCCATCAA